ATTTTGACCAACCTTCGCAAACAAATTGACTTGCACCAGATAAAGTAATCGAAACATTTCCACTATTAGTAGCACTAGCAGCCGCAGTAACAGTAAAAACATTTGAATCAGTTACCGAAGCAACAAGGAACGTGCCATCAGTTGCCGATCCAGAAGTGTAATCAATAGTAAGTTCATCTCCTACTGCAACACCATGACTTGAAATCGTGATTGTTACTGTAGTACCTGATTGAGAATAAGTTCCTGTCTTTGTAAACCCTTCTCCTGGTGGAGTAAAAGTAAAACTGGCACTATCATTTGCTCTACTGTCTAAAAATCCTTCTATAGTGTCCGCATCTGTTTCCGACACGTTAAAAGTAAAATTGTATATTTTAGGATTTTGATGAGCAGCAAGTCCAAATAAAATTCTGTGTTCGTAGCCGTCAGCAAAACGAACTGTTCTAGTATTTGGCTGAGATCTTTTTTGTTGTCCGTATGTTGGTGTGATTGATGGGAAAGTAGCCATTATGCAAGTAAACCTCCAGGTCTTTTTTGTTTAATTAATTCTGTCTCTATAGCTGCTGATAATGCAACACCTAAAGCTCTACCTTCATCTTCATCACCTTCAACAGAAGAACCAGAAGCATCTACGTTTACTACGATATTTGTTGAACCACCTAAAGACTCATTTGGAGTGACTGTACCTGTAACTCCTGGAGTAAACATCTCAGGGCCACGTTCTCCGACAATATATGATCTACCTGCTCTCGCAGTACCACCATCGGCTAAAAACGCACTAGCTGATGCCCTACCAACAAACATATTTGAAGTTCCAACAGGAGTACTACTCAATAACGAAGAACCACCAAAATTAAATAGCCCACTAAATAAACTTAAAAATCCTTTTTGTAATTGTGCAGCAGCTAATCTTGCAGCAGTATCTAAGAAATGATCTGCTATTCGACCTAACATATTTCTAAAGGCATCTTGAACACTCATTGTTCCTTTAATAATTCCTTTAAATGATTCTTCAAAACCAGTTCTAATTGATGTACTTAAATCTAAAACTGTTCTCATTGGATTTAACAATTCTCTTATCTCTTCTGTAGGAGCTTGAAACTCACTAATAAATTGAGCTTGTTCATTTATTTTGATTTGAGTTTCTAATACTTTTAAGGCTGCACCATTTGTCTTTTCAAATTCTTCTCCAATTTCTCCTCTTCTAATATTAAGAAATTCTTGTTGGTTAGCTCTTGGTCTAAATTTTTTAGGTATATCCATAACTCCAATTTTCTTTATTTCTTTTTCAACAAATGCTTTCTTTCTTTGTTCAAATATTATTCTTTCTAATTTTAGTTGAGTTTCTAATGATCCTTTTGTAGCTAATGACTGCAATAAATCTTGCCTTGTTGTTTCACTAATTTTCTCTCTAATACCTTCTATTTTTCCTAATACAGCTTCAGTAGTTCTAAGACCAGATAAAGTATCAAAAACTTCTCTCGAACCAAAAGCACTTAACAACATATCAGCTTGTCCAGCACCAAATGTTTTAAATGTTGTAGCTAATTTGATTGCTTCATCGTTAGTAATTTTAAATTCTTTTGCTAAATCTTTAATTTGTTTTCTTGAAAATGTTGAAGCAATTCCCATACTTTCTAATTCTAAATTTACTTTATTTAATTCTTTTCTAAAAGCTATAGTCTTTTCAATCTGAGCAGCAGCAGCAGTAGCAAGAATAGAAGCTGCAAAACCTCCTCCTGGTGCGAGTGCTCCACCAATACCACCAGCTACAGCACCCATAGCAGAACTTATACCACCAGCACCAAACAATGCAGGAAAACCACCACCAATCATGGCACTACCAGCAGCACCTTTTAATCGACCAGTTGCACCACCTGGCATTGCAAAAACGCCTTGTGGATTGGCATTTTTACCAAAACCTAAATTAGCTCTTGAAAATCTTGAATTTATAGGACTTGTTGTACCTCCTGCTGGTGGCAACATTCCAAATGCACTTTGTTGCGTTAAAATATTTGCTGTTTTATTTGAAGATTTTTGTATATTTTTAACAGCTTTTTCTATAGGTTTACTTTTTATTTCAAATGTTCCACTAGATTTGCCTGCTTCTGGCAGTCTCATGCTTGGAGGAATTAATTTATTTCTACCGAGAGCTTGCAACTGTTCTTGTGAAACAAAAGCAGTAGAAGCTGTCATTGGCTTTGCTGCTCTAGCTGCTTGTTGCTGTATATTTGCGTTAATTCCTAACTGAAGTCCTATTGCTTTACTAACTTCTAAAAATTCTTTTGATCCTGCAACAGTCATGTCCTGCATACGTTTAAGCAGGGTCATTGCTTCATTCCCTGCCATTATTGTTCTAGGAAGTCCTTGTATTTCTTTTATCCTTGCACTTACATTTCCAATAGTTTTAGACGGATCTGCTCCACTTGCTCTTGCAAACGCAAGAGCTTCCATATTAAGTTTCCTAAAATTACCAGCTAATAAAGTAGTCGCACCATTTTGTCTAGCCGTTGCACTTGTAGCATCATCAAAGGCTTTCCTAACAGCAGCTAAATTATCTCTTGCTTTTCCTATTGAATTTCCAAAAAACCTCATTCCAGGATTTGCAGTTTTAAGGAAAGTATCTATTTTCTTATTTCCTTTATTTATTTCTTTTTGTAATGCTGTAAGTTTTTGTTGTGCTGGTGCAGTTTTTATATTTATCTTTAACTTATTTAAATTTCCAAAGGTCTTTTCTACCTGTCTTGCAAGCTGATGAAGTTTTTTTACATTCTGTTCGCCACGACTCGTATTTATAACAAGATCAATCGTTTTAATTGCCATTTCGACCTATTAGCAAAACATATATTCTATTCTACCTTGATTTAGGTATAACGCTTCTTCTCTGTTGTACTTTTTGGTCATCTTTCTTTTGCTGTTCATGTTTTAATTCAAAAAAAGCAGCCCAACCTATCATCTCTTCAATAGTTAAGGTCTGACATAATTCACTAACAGATTTTTTTAACTCATTTGCTAATGAGTATATAAACATCCAATCAGGATTAGCTTTTTAAATCGGCTTTTGCCTGATCTACCTCCTTTTCAGAGCCAGATTCAAGCATGGCTAATTGTATTTCCTGTAAAGTATTTGCATTTACTTCTCTTCTTAAAGAAGCCTTGTCTCCGTCTTGAAATAATCTATTTTCAGATTTATCTAATGCTTTTTCAATCATTAGTTGTAAAGCAAAATCATTTGCATCTTCAGTACCACTTTTTTTCTGAATCATTTCACGTTCAGCAATAGTTAAAGGATGCCAAAAGATTTCTAACACTACTGTTCCATCTTCACCTTTTAATTCATACTTATAAAGCTGGCTTACACCAAACTTATTTTTAAGAAGGTCAACTGCTCTAGTCATGTTATTGTATAGCTATTAGAAGTATATCAGCTATTAGCAAAAAAAGCACACGATATAATCCCTAGAAAATGTGAACGATCTTCAATCTCTACAGGAGTAATCCCACTTACTTCTCCAACTCTGGGAGAACAAGAAAATGGATCTGAATAATTAGAAGCGTTTATAGAAGTTAATCCATCTATTACAGCTTCTCCTAACGCAGATAAAACTGATGTACCTTTACCTTTTGGAACATAGATATTACATTGAATTGCACCAGCATAATAATCTGATGCTGCACCTTGATTTTGTATAGTTGATTGAGTAAAAGTAATTGAGGTTGTTATAAATTTTTTAGTTTTTCCAGGTGTGGTATAAGTTACGTTGTCATACATCATAAGTACAGTATTATCTGCTGCTGCAACTGCATCTGTAATAGCTTTTTCAAAAGCTGCTCTTGCGTTAACTAGACTCATAACCTTTTATATTTAGAACCTAAAGCTGGAGCATTTCTACCACCTTTAGTGCCTTTAAATAATACTTGACTATCAGCTACTCTTACATCTGGTAAATTCATACTTCCACCAAATACAAAATCAACAACCTGACCTATAGTTTCAACATACGGAATAATTGTACTATTAGGAGAACCTAATGCCTGTCTTGCATAATCAGCCCTGTTACCTATAAATATTGTTTGTCCAAATTTGTATTTTTTATCAAGCGAATATCTAGGCTCAATAATAGCTGGTAAATTCCTTCCTTGTCCTTTTGCTTTTTTTCTTTCTAACCACGGAGATCGTATCTCTTCATTTGCTAGAGGTCTATAAGTATTAGCTTGCCAACTAGAAGCAAAAAAACCAGAATATTGAGGACTTTCTGATGGTAAATCTGCAAGAATTTTTCCTATTAAATTATTAAATTGAATATTTAATTCTCCTCTTGTAGAGGCAATAGCATTACTTAAAGCATTAGGATCTGATTTAGCCATTAGAACCTTCCAAGAATAGTGAACAAGTAAGTTTGACCACCTTGTAATGTACTTATATTAACTATCTTTGCTACTCTAGTTGATCCTGCGTAAGTTAATGTAATCTCATCATCAAAATCAGGTTGACTATCTCCAATAAGATCAGGTGTTATATAGGTTTTAAATTCTCTAATCTCTTTACCTAAATCTTCTTCTGATCTAATAAATTCAATCGGAACAGTAATACTGTAACTTGTATCAGTTGTCGTATATACACCTGTAGATGTGTTATAACTTCCTGATGCTTTCTTTGTATAAACAATAGAAGTATCGAGTGCAGATCCAAGAGTTGAAACAACATCTTTAGCAACACTTTTTAGTAATGAATCTAGTTGACCTGCCATTATCCTCTAACCACCCTTAACTGAAAACTACCAGCACCACCTAGTACATAAGCTCCTAAATAACTTTGTAACCACGGGTAAACATCAAATACATTATTAACAGCACCACTTCCCT